GTCTAGTGGCGCGCGCGCGCGTCAACGCGTTCCTCGCCGTAAATCGCGCGCGCCACTAGACGCGCCGTTTCCGTCAACGTCAGGTCCGCCTTCGTCGCCGCCTCAACCACAGCAATGACTTCGTTTGCCGTCGTGCGCCCCACTTGCTTGGCAAGATTCGCCGCGCGCTTTCTCACCGCCTTCTTTACGCTTGCCGTCGAGCGCGTAATACCAGACTCGGCAACATCCGCCGACAACGACGCGCCGACACCCGCCACTTCCGTTGCGCCAAACCCATATGACTTGGCAATGATGGGCGTGAATCGCGTCTGCCACGACTGACTAATAGCCCCATCCGGCTCGTATAGCTTGCGCACTCGCGCCTTTGCGTACGCCGTTGTAAGCGATGACGCAATAGCGCGCGTCACCACATCGCCTTCAGCATTCAACTGCTGTTTGGCCTGTGTGTAATAGACCGACTCGGTTCGGTCGAGTTCATTGTTTGCGCGCTCCCAAATCGCGCGCTTCCGAATCATCGCCGCGTCCGCCACATCGTCGGAACGCTTCTTTTCGCTGGCCTCTACTTCTTCCTCTTCCGCGTCATTGTCCGCTTTCACTTCCTCTTCGCCGCTTTCTTCCTCTTCGCTTTCCTCTTCCTCTTCGTCCATCTCTGGCATTGCCGCGCCTTCCGCCGCGCTTTCTTCCGCGCTCATCTTTGGCGTGAAGCCATCCAACCCTGCCAGCATCTGGTCAATCAACGCCGTCGGCACCAGCGGGAACGCCGCCTTAATGAGCGCATCAACGGTAGACGCCGGAAGCTGTTGCGTCGAAAGCATATTCAGCAACTCAATCAACGACGACACCTGCGCGCCATTGAGTGCCGTTGCCTGAATGTTTTCATCCGACGTTGCCATCTCACTCGGCATTGCATCAATCGCAACGTCCGTCGCCGTCTCATCGTCAATCGCCTTCGGGTCAATCACCACCGCCGCCGCAGGAATCAAATCGCGCCCCGCAATCTTCAACACGCTTTCCGTCGGCTCCGGCAACGGCGCAAGATTGATAGCCACGCGCGACTCTTCCCACGTACGCAGTCCCGCCTCGTATTCCGCGCGCACACGCGTAGACGTTTCCGTGTCGTTCTCGACAATCTCACGCAATACGTCGCGGTCATACGTAATCCAAACGTCGCCGTATTCCGGGGCAAGCCAATGGTTCAATTCATCTTCAAACGCCGACAGCATTGGTTCAATTGTATGCTGTACCAGACGCGCGCGCGCTTCCGCGTACTGCACTCCCGACAGCCCCGCATCGCTCGACGCCGACGCAATGCCCACCATACGCGGGTCCACGCCAAACGCCGCGCAAATATCCTCACGCGACACGCGCCGTAAGTCGGGAAATTCAAGGTCGGACAACGTGAAGCCCAACGGCTTAATGTCGCTGACTGAACCAAAAAACGCCGGAGTTCCGCGCTTTCCTCTATCAACCACGCGCGCCTTATATCGCTCCTGCATCGCCGCCGCGTCGTCGCTAGTCGCTTCGTCCGATAGCAACACCGCAAACGTCGGGGTGCCATCATTCGTCACAATCTGGCGCACGTACTGCGTTGCCTCACCATCCGCCATAATGGAACCAATTGCCGTCGCGCCACGCGGATACCCAAACACTTCCGCCGTCGCGGGTCGTCCCATATCAATGTCACGGAAGTGAAGCATATCTTCCGTGCGGATGTTCTGCGTAATACCCGCCCAATTCAAATAATCGTATCGCCGCGCGTCGCCTTCAACATCAATCCACACTTGCTGAATAGATTCCGCGTTGACCGCGCGCAATCCACGCGGCAATCCGTTTTCCGACGGGCGTTCAATCTGAAAAAACGCGTTGCCATATCCGAGAAAATCCACCGCATAACGCGCGCGAAACTGCCGCGCCGTAAAACGTGGTCCCGGATAGTCGAGCAACTTTTGAAGCGGATGCGCTTCACCCACGCGCGTTTCACTATCCGCTCGGTCACGCAACACGACCAGCGGTACCGACGCCACAATGTCCGCCACCGCGCGAATACACGCGTGAACAACAGGGTGACGATTGAACCCCTGCGCGCGAATCGTTGACCCATCATATCGATATTCGCCCGGATTTGCCGAGCGAACCAACGTCATCTGTTGCGTTCCACCATTGCCATTGGTGGTCATCGGAATGATAGCCCGCGCCTGCTCTTTGCTATCTGACGCAATAGCGCGCAACGCCGAACGCATACGCGCCACGATTGAATTTCCGCGCTCGGCAGTAGACAAAGATGCGCCCCGCGTCGAAATGGATTTAGTGTCTCTCATTGATACCTAATGCCATATGGTGCCGACGCGCAAGCGTCAACGTGATGCGCTATACAACAAACCCACCTGTGCCGCGCAACATTGTCCACGACACCGCCCACACCAATGCATCCATTCGGTCAGGTGAAAACGCCTCTTCATCGGGCGTCCACGATGTCATTTGCAATTCCAGTTTATCAAACGTGCCAACGTGATGTATTAATCCACGTTCGTACAACGCCGCCACGGGTTCCGCGCGTTTGGCTTTGCCTCTGCTTGCGTGTACTGCACGATACGGCACAGAGTAATCGACCGCGCGTAGCGTTGCCTCGACCATATCGCCGCCGTTGTTTGACTCGCCAATGATGCGGTCAGCGTTGTATTGCCTAAACAATGCGACCGCTTTATTGGCCCACTCTGTTGGGCGATAGCGACCTGATGCGTCGTGCAGTACGTAGCCGTGCCCGTCTTTGCCTTGACCTAATACCACAATGCCCGTTTCGTCAGAATCGGGTCCTGCCGACGCCGCAGGGTCGATAGCAACGACCACACGCTTGAATGAATCAGGCGCGCTAGTTACGCGGTTGCGAATAATCATCTCCGGCGACCACAACGCGCCCGGATTAGCAGACAATGAATCCCAATCGCCAAGTACAAAGCGGCGATACTCGCGCTCTGGCAGATTCTTTAACGCTTCGCGGTATTCTGCTGGTATGTGCGGGTTATCGGCTACGGTTGCTGGTTGGAAATAGAACGGCTCACGCAATGCGTCACGCTTCCACGCATCGTAGAATGTTTCCTTTACCCAACCCAAACCGGGGTTGCACGTAAGCAAGATAAGCGGCGATGGCTGCTCCCCATCAGGCACAACCCACGACCCTGCGCGCTCTACTGCTTTATACCACGCGGCAGATGACAACTCATTGGCTTCTTCTAATACAAAGCCGTTGACTTCAAGCCCCTTCCACGCATCAAGGTCGGGGTCTGCGTTGATGTTTTCATTGACGAATAGAATCTCCGACCCATTTGCGCACAAGCTGGTCCACGATGCAAAGTTAATGTCGCCCGTAAACCCCGGAATGCGAAACTTGCTGAACGCTGGCAATACGTTGCGTCGAATGCTTGGCAAGTCTTTACGTACAATGGCCCAACGCGAACGCGGATAGACGCGCGCAAGCGTTTGCACAAGCATCAACGCTAGCGCGGTTTTACCTGACCGAATACCACCGCCATAGAGCAAGTAGCGGAAGCGACCAGAAAACGCCGCTTCCGCAAACTGACGTTGTGCTGGTGTTTCTTCAAAAAACGCCGTCAGAATTTAATCTCCCGTCCACCAATGACGATGGTTTGTGCGCCAATGGTTTGCTCATTGCTTGTCACATCGTAGCGTTCGATATACCCGCGCGCCTTGCCTTTTGTTTTCAGGTAAAAGATGGTCGCCGCCGTATTGTTGTCCGCAATCTGTGAATGCAGTTTGGATTCCGCAAAGTCGAGAGCCATATCCTGCAAGCTATCAACCGCCGCCTTATACTCGGCGTCTTTTTCAAGCCATTGATAGTGTGTGGCACGTGAAACATCACACGCACGACACGCCGTAGTTACCACGCCTAGTGACTTCTCCAATGCGGCAAGCATTGCCTTTTTCTTGTGTCTATTTCCGTTTGACATATAGCTGTCCTCGCAGACGTTCTATACCAAGTAACTTAAATGCCTGTTCTTTATCTTGCATTGTTTCGCCAACGTATTCGAATACGGCACACGGGCGTCCGCCTTTACTAAATCCATTGGCACTTGATTTGGGGCTCCACACGCCAGGACGTTTTTCCATTTTCCATTTCCGGCTTTTATCAAACGAACGTATCAGCGCAGGGTGTGCGGGGTACGTGTGGAAGCGTTGCCCAAGCGTATAGAACGCTGATGCCAGCGTGTCTGTAAGCGCAAACGCAAGCCCAAGCCCCTGATAGTCGGGCAACGTCACCAAGCGACTTAACCCGTATACGTTGCTCACCTTTGGGTGTGGCCTGTACAGCATTGCTCCAAATGCCGCTGGCGCATTGTCAACAAAGAGGCAATAGCACGATGCCGCTTTGTTAAGGTCAGCCGTCAGATAGTGATAGGGAGCAAATAGTTTCCAGAAGGCATACGGAACCCGACTGATGTGCCCCGCAATTTGTGGTCGCCGCTGAAGGGACCTCCACGTAAACGTCATTGTTGCGGGTTCTAGAATCCAATCGGGTTGTAGCCATTCCACAATATCGTAATGACACGACATTGCGACAAACTGCGTTTGTTGTTTGCGCACATACTTTTGGATAGCGTGTGACGTAATCTGTGCCACTTGCCTATCCACAACGGATGTAAATTCATCCACAACAACCATTTGCGATTGCTCGATAAGCAAGCGCGCCATCGTAACGCGGAATTGTTCGCCGTTTGATAGTACGTGAAAAGGTCGCAACCACGCAGGGATGGTATTAAACCCAACCGCTTGGCAAATATTGGCAATGTGTTCGATTGGAACGTGCGCAGGAAAGTCATCAATGACTGATGCCCCCGTCCAATTGAACGTATGATGCATTGCATTGCCAAACAGATGTTTGCCAATGGTTGATTTACCGCACCCTGATGGGCCAACAATAAGCCCAACGTTCCACGGACGTTCCGTTAGCGGCAGTTGTCCGTGCCATTCCAAGCGTTGCGTTGTTTGTACCGGGACATCAAACATTCCCTGTACTTGACGCGCCCGAATGGACGTAGACGGCTGTGATTCGATTACAACGTCAAGAGACGGCACGTGTATCCTCTGTCTTCAAGTTCACGGGCAATGTTGGCCTGTTCAATATCGCTTTTGCATTCGATAACCACTTGATAGCTCATTGCATCAAGTGCCGGGGTTGTTACGTCATCGTTGGCGTTTTCTGGCTCTGGAAACGTTGGGATATCGACGCCCCATTGATGGAGCGTATCAATGTCCCACGCGTTGGCAAGCACATCCCAATCCCATTCGCCAAATGATACGTTGTCTTTGATGATAAATTCCCGCTGTTGCTCTGCTGTTAGCGATGACGCAATAACCACGGGTATCTTGGTCAGCTTGGCCGCTTCACACGCGCGCAAACGCATATTGCCGCCAAGCACTTGCATTGCCTCATTGACCACAATGGGACGCAATTCAAGCATTTGCGGAAAGTTTTTGATGCTGTGTACTAGCTTATTGAATTTGTCATCACGAATGATGCGCGGATTGTCAGGGTTGGGCTTGATGTATTCAATGCCAACATATTGCCATTGCATAAATCACCAAAGTTTTTTGAAGGGAATACGAAACTTCATCCGAAGTGCCGCCAAGATATCAAACACCAGTGACGCAATAAACACCAATACAGCAAAGCATAACAACACCACAATAAACAACGCGCCTAGCATTGCAGACAAAAGTTTGTCAGTCATTGCGATGCTCCTTGAACGCAGTTGCAAGCAATACACGTTCCGCTTTTGCTGTGTTGTATTGGCGTTCGCCGTGACACGCCACGCGCAAGTTGTGTTGATACACGGATTCACGTGTAATCAAATCAATTTGACACACTAAACAATACGATTTGCAATAGCACATTACGCGACGTTTACGCATTACGAAACCCTAGATGTGTTTCAATGACGCGCCACGCATCAACTGCGCTGTGAACAATTTCAACGCGCCAGCCAGCGCGCCGTAAACGTTCGTGCCAAAGTTTTTGCGTGGGCGATACGCGCCCCTTACCCGTGGGCGATTTGAATTCCAATGCCAGCCCAATGGCTTGTGACGATGGCGTAAAACACAGCCAATCGGGTACTCCCGGCTCCACGCCCTCTTGCTTTAAGATGACAGCCTCGCGCGCGCTACGACGGCCCCCGTTGGGCACCGCACACGCGGGCAAGTCTTTCGTGCGCGGGTCTGTACGCCAGCGCGCAACGAATAAACGTTGCTCCTGTGACTCCAAATGACGCGGCCTCCGTCGTGTTGATTGACGGAGGCCGCTCATTGCTACGCTTACCCTACGCACAGCCATTGAGCATCAAGTTGTATTGTGAGACTGCTCCTCCAAGATATGATGAATCTGCAAATGCGCAACCAGTCGCATCCGTCTCTTATACAACTCCGCCAACGTATTGAGAGTAGCGGCGATTTCGGTGTCAATCGCTTGCAGAGCAATGTCGCCGTGGTCCGCAATCATCAGGGATACGTTGATGCTCATTGTACGACCTCCTCAATGGTAAGTAATATCTCCGCGCAATCATCGCATTGTGCGATATGTGCGCTCACTTCCCAACGCTTTCGAATGACACAGCACGGCGCTTGGATGTAATCGGGCGGAATCCCGTACCACAAATCCACGCGCTCATTGCAATACGCTTCGTGTGCGTCTTCGCATTGTTGCAGATGCGCCGCCATCATATCGCGGCAGTCGTATACAGCACCGCACGTGCATTTCATTCGATGTCATCCACGTATGTGTCATTGGGATATTCGCCGTCGTCATCATCCAAATCGACCGCAACAGACATTGTTAGGATGATAGGCAAATCATCGTCACAGAGTTCGACCGATTCGCCCTCTGCGTTGCTTCCCGTGACAATCATTTGCCCCGCAATCGGCAACACCGCTTCCGATTTGAAAGGCAATCCGGGCCTTGCCGTATACAACACGTAGAGTACGGGCAATTGCATCAACAGCCCTTCGTCATTGCACCAAAACATAATGTCAATGCCGGGGCGTGACGATGGCACACGCGCCGCTGAACAGATGTAGCCGTCCACAACACGTTGCATTTCCTCCAAATCAGGAACGCCTTCGTGCTGGCGAATGCCGTCTGCTTCCATTGTGATATACATCGTTACTTTCCTCCCTCGGCAAATGGGGCAAGTTCCTTCCGCAGTATGTCGTTGTACAACGTATTGATGGCCTTCAATGCGTGTTCGCCAATTGGACGGCGACCAGCGCACCAATGCATCACGGTTTGCGGGTTGTAATTGATGTGCAACGCAAGACGCGCCTTTGCCATCGCGTGTCCGCGTTCGTGCGGCTGTCGCAAAAGTTCCAACACATTGTTAAGGACGGCGGGAATATTTTTGGTTGTCATTGTTAGTTGCTCCGATTGAGTGAGTAGCGCGCGACTTTCTTTCCACTTGCCGTTTCAATACGCTCCGTGATGATGTCGTGCCCTTCATCACGCAACGTCCACACAATCGCCGCAAGTCGAAGCGACCCGAATTGATGCAACGCTTCCAACGGCGTCAATGTGAAACCCTGTTGCAGATAGTCCAGCACGTGTTGCGTCTGTGAGTCGGCGCGATGTGACGCACGACGATACGACAATTCAAATTGGTCAGACATTAGCAGTTGCCTCCGTGGGTGTGGTGTGAACGTCAACAGCAAAACGTCGGATGGTTTGCGTCACCATTCGTTTGTTGATTGCGGCGTCTGGATGATGCCAAATGTTCAATGACGTTTCCAATTCCGCGCCGCTGATATCGCCAAATGCGGCGCGCGTCAGCGCATCGTATTTGTGGCGCATCAGTCGATAGTTGGCAATACTGATTTGTGCATCCCACGCAATACAGCACACGGGGTGCAACAGACCATTGAGATACGCCACGCGACGAATGCAATGCGCGGGTATTGCGCCGATGTGCGCACACGTACCCATTGCAGACAATGACGATTGCCACGCCGCGCTTCCTCGGTAGTTGTGCAGGAATTCGCGGTAGTGTCGCGTTCGTTTCTGCATATCCCAATGCCGTGGCAATGCATCGTTGCCGCGCATCGCCTGTTCCAATGTGTCTTCGTCAGGCACCAAATCGTGATGCAATGATGACACATCGATTTCCAGAATCGCGCCGCGCACACTTGCCCATTGCGATTCGTCCGTCATCGACATCGCATTGGTCGCAAAGTACGGCGCGTATACATCCGTCAGATACACGCAATGCTTATTGGACGGATGCTTTGCCCACATCGTGCGCCGTGTGACCGCGCGCGGTTGCAATCCTTCACGTAGCGCGCGCTCGGCTACGTCCGCAGTCGTGCCGTGATAGAGTCGCATTGGTCAGTCCTCCACGTTGACGTACCACACGCGACCCACCACCGATTGGAACAGATGCACAAACTTTTGCTGATGCATCATCACGTCCGGCACATCGTACACACCGAATCCAAAGCACTTGCTTTCACCAATGCCTTTTTCCAGCATCGCCTCCACGCGGTCGGTTGGCATCAACGACACGCGCGCATTGCCCCATTTGAAAAAGGGAAACGCGGCGCGCACCACCTGTTCGGTGTCGTCCTCCGTCCATTGCAACTCTGGCGTAATCATTTGCAGGACATCGTTCAGGTTCACGTACGACACGTGATGAATGCCGTCCTGCGTCTTCGTTGCGTGTGACATTGTACATCCTCCGAGTGAGTGAATGGGTCGCACCACGCGACCCGTGAGGTGGAACAACAGCACGTGCGTCAATACTCCGGCTCAATCTGTTCGCCGTATTCCAGCAATTCGTCGTATCCGTTGCCACCATTGAATGACCATCCGCAGTAGCAACGCACCAATCCACGATGGTCGCCGCACGTGTCATTGTCGCACACGAATACGCCGCAGTAGCGCGAGCGTGACATCGTACCGCCGCACAACTCACAGCGCGGCTGTTGTGTTGTCTGTTGGGTCATTGCTCAACCCTCCACGCGCTGTGTGCAGAGCAGCCACACTTTCTGCCACCAGATGAATCGGACGCCAGTCTCAATGCGTTGCGCCCACTCCATCTCCGCGCCGTGGTGGCGATACGCATATCCGTATCGCTTACAGCGCGCGTCAGCCAGTTGCATTGCGCGCGGTGCGCCGTGCTTGTCGCACAGCAGTCGAGCGAGTCGTGCCGCCGTCAACGTCTTACGCATACATCCTCCGAGTATGTGAGTGAGTGAGTGAATGTCAAACGTGGAACGGCAGAAACGTCCAAATGGTATCCTCGATTTCCGACGCGGCGGCTTTGATTCGCTCACGCAGAGTAACGTCGGCAGGTGTCGCGTCAGCGGGGTGAGCGGCGCTGTTGGGTCGTGGGCACATCGCGTCGATGAGGTCGTCGCGCAGTCGATTGGCAAGGTCCGTCATCTGTTCAGTTAGCACATCGTCGATGCAGTCGCGGCAATGCTCGATGCCATCGACGCTGTACATCGTGCTTGGCTTGTGTCGCTCATTGCACGATGCGCATTCCGTCGTGCAATCCTCGCACAGATAATCGTCGCCGCGCTCGGTCAGATTGTCGCGCAGGAATCGCTCGCCGCATTCAGCGCACTGGTCGCCGCAGTCTTCGCACAGATATTCGTCGCTGTCGAAGTCGCCGCTTGGCACGTTGCTGTCAAATTCTTCGCGCGCCACTTCCATCGGCAAGCGTTCGCCGCAGTTGATGCAATCGCATACGCATCCGGGGCAATACATCTCATCGCCGTGTTCGTGTTCGTCGCCGTCTTCGATGGTATCACCGCAGTCGGCACACTTCATCACGACAGCGGGCGCGCTGTGCTTGTCATACAACACCATCAAGGCGTTGACCAATTCGGCGCGATTGCGCCCGTACACATCAGCAAGGCGCAACCAGTCGCGCACACTCGGGTGATTGTCGGGCATCGTATTCGCGACCTCTTCAAAGTACCGCTGGATGACGCGCTCAATGCGCTGACGCAGGGCAATGCGGTCGGCGTTGGTCGTGTCGTTGGTGTTCGTGGTCGTGTTGTTCATCTGTACATCCTCCGAGTGGGTGTAGGAAACTGCGGTTGACTTGCACGTGTGCATTGCATCAGACAGCACCATCCGAAAGTGCGGCGTCTCACTCATACGTTGCGCCCTCATCCTCGTCGATGTCGTAGCGGTCGATTTCCTCCCTGTTGTTGTCGTTGACGGCATCGGCGATTTCGTTCCACTCCACAAGGGCAAGAAACGCCATTGCATAATCACGCCCAAGACCCTGCGGCGTGGTGGACACAATCAAGTCCTCCGCGAAGTCGCGCGCGTCACGTGCATCCAACGCCGTGTCCGTTTCGAACCCATCAAACATTTCCAGCATTACGCGCCACGTGGCGTAGTTGGCCCATCCGTTGTACGTGCTGTCGCTGTGTGCCATTGGTCAATCCTCCGAGTGTGTGTGGTGTGTGTGTTAGTTGTTCGCCCAAATCGGCGCGCAGTCTTCGCAATCGCATTGCTCGATGGCGAGGCAGTCCACGCGCTCACGCACATCCGCCAAGTTGTGGCACAACAGCGTGTGCGTCCATTCGTGCATCGCGACATAGCCGACGGGCATCATCACTTCGTACTTGGGGTCTTCCGGGTGCCACGACCCGCAACGCTCAATGGGCAAGCGCGACCCGTTGAACTTCACCCACCCGTACAACGGGTAGCACGGGCGCGGCACTTGCTGTGCGTACGTGGTCACTTCGTCAGCGGTTGCTTTCGTGATTCGCGGCATCTGATTCGTCTCCGATTGGATGAGTGAGTGAGTACGTGTAGCTACGTGTTAAGCGACGCGCACGTGCCGCTTGCGCGCAATCATCGCGACTGCTTCGTGCAATTCAAACAGGCGGTCGTCCTCGATGCTCCACGCATCTTGTGATGCGTACACGACCACGATGGTCGGGTTGTTGTCAACGTGTGTAAGCACGTGAAAGTCCACGCCATTCTTCAACCCTTCCCACTTCCAATTCGCCACCATCGCTTGCGCTTGTGCGTGATGCATCGTCAGGCATTCGCCGTACTGCTTCACCAGCATCTTGTGTGCCTTCGTCTTCGTGCTGTGCATCGTTCCATCCTCCGAGTGTGCCCGGCAGCCGGGCGTGAGTGAGTGTCGGAGCGTTTCTCCGACACTCTAATGTATGCTATAAGCGTAGCTACGCGCAAGTACTTGTAAGTACTTATATACCAATAGGTTAGGCCGCTAAAAATCAGCTTTTAGACGCAAAACTGCATATGCAATACAATATTGCATACAAC